GGCGTCGAAACCGAAATGGTCCTCTACCCAAACGAAGGCCACTCGCCCAGGAAAGGCAGCTACAACATCGACATGTTCCAGCGCCTGCTCGACTGGTACGAGCGGTATCTTGGGAAGGGGGCGTGACGATTGTTACAGGAAGCTGGCGTAATGGATGGACCTCCCGTGCCGCTCTATGATGATCTCCAACATATCGCGGGGGGATTCCCATGTTTTGTTCTGCTCGCACTCTGACCGCCGTTTGTGTGGCGGCTGGCGTTCTGGCCTGGGCCATTCCCGTGCACGCCCTGGGCAGCGCCGCGTATCACATATTGCCTTTACCGCACTATTACGAAAGGACCGGCCGCTTGCCGCCAGGGGGAGGTGACGGCCCGATGCTGTACTACGGCGGTTCGGTCTTCTCGGCCGTCAAGATCGTTACGGTTATCTGGGGAGATCGTGTCAATCGGCAGACGATCGATAACATCCCCAAATTTTCGGCCGACATCGTGAACAGCACCTATGTGGACCAGATGGCGGAGTACGGCACCGTTCATCACAGGGGCGTGAACGGTCATAGGAGCACCAAACAACGCATCCTGCGCGGCGTCTATCTCGGTCAGACGCAAATCGCGCCGAAACACGATAGCCTTCAAATTACCGATAGCGATATTCAGAAGGAACTGTCGGATCAAATCGCAAACGGCGTTCTGCCGCAAAACGATCTGAACACGCTGTACATGATCTACTTTCCATCCGATGTGACCATCGACCTTCACGGCTTGATATCGTGCCAGGATTTTGGTGCGTATCATTTTGCAAAGAAGACGAGAGGACTCCGGAACAGCAATGTTTTCTATTCCGTGGAGCCCGAATGCAATTCGGGATTTGATTCCCTGACGATTGCCGCTTCACATGAATTTGCCGAGGCAACCACCGACAATATTCCGACACCTGGCTCGAATCCGGACTTTCCACAGGCCTGGAATGACGTCCATGGCTTCGAGATCGCCGACCTTTGCAATAGCGTTGGCACGCTGACGGACGGCGTACACACATATCAAGTCACGCAATATTATCTGAACAGTATAACCGGTTGCAGCACTGGCAATTATCAGAGCCCATAATTCCGGTGACCGCTCGCCGATGCGGATTGTGGGCTGCTTTTCCGCGTCCGAGCCATTCCCAAAAATAAGGACACTTCCGGCCGTTGACTCCGTTGCGCAATCGGATCATTCATTTTGTCATTCTCCGGATTTGCGGTTTGAAGACAGCGGCGATGAAAGTCATCGCGGCGCGGGGAAATGTTTGTTGCGTGATGTCGTCGGACGCGCGTTTCGTATCTATCGGCCCGCACGCATGTTCCCGAAAATAAGGACACTTCCGGCCGTTGACTCCGTTGCGCAATCGGATCATTGATTTTGTCATACTCCGGATCTGCGCATTGAAGACGGCGGCGACGAATTCATCGCGGCGCGATCCTTCGAGGGCCGCCTTCGGCGGCCACCTCGGGAGGACGAATTTGTTTCTAACAGTAAGCGCGTCACCCTGAGGTGCGAGCGAAGCGAGCCTCGAAGGGCGGCGCGCCTTGCGCTTCAGAATGACGAGCTTGTTTCATGAGAACAGTCACACGCCCCCGCTCCCGCACCACATGGCGGCCTACCGACAAGCAGCGCGAACAAGTCGAAGCCTTCGTTGTCGCCGGCTATTCGCAAGGCGAGATCGCGGCCTGTCTTGGCGTCGATGTGAAGACGTTGCGCGCGCATTGTTGCGACGAGCTCGATTTCGCTTCGATGCGGTTGACCGCGCGCATTGCGCAGAATGTCATCCGCGCAGCCCTCGGCGCGCCCGCGCGTTACGACGCCGATGGTAAACCGCTACAGGTCGAGGTCGTTCCGCAATCCTGGGCGCTCACGTTTTACCTGAAGACGCGCGGCAAGAAGCTGGGCTGGTCCGAACGCGGCGAGCACACGGGCAAAAATGGTGGCCCTCTTGAACTCGATTATTCCAACCTCACGGACGAGGAACTCGCGGTCCTCGATCGCGCGCGCGCGATCCTTGGACGAATTTCTCCTCCGGGACTCGTTGAGAGCGGAGATCATCCGCCGCCTGACGGAGGCTGAGCGCACCGAACTCGCGCGCCAAGCGGACGCGATCCGCGAACGCTGCAAAACGCTCACCGGCTTCATCCGCGAAGCGTGGCCCGTGCTCGAACCCGCATCCGATTACATTCACGGCTGGCATATCGATGCCAAGGCCGATCATCTCACCGCCATCAGCAACGGCCAGTTGACGCGGCTTCAGATCAATGAGCCGCCCGGCTGCATGAAGTCGCTGGTGGTCGGCGTGTTCTGGCCGGCGTGGGAATGGGGGCCGTTCGGGCGCCCGGATCTGCGCTATCTCACAACCTCGTTCGCGGAAGCCAACGTCGTCCGCGACGCGATCCGCATGCGCCGTCTCGTCACCAGCGAGTGGTATCAGACGCTCTGGCCCGATGTGCGGCTGGTGCGCGATCAGAACGCGAAATCGAAATTCGAGAACACCAAAACCGGATTCCGCGAGGGCAGGGCGTTCGCATCCCTCACCGGCGGGCGCGGCGACCGCGAGATCATCGACGATCCGCATTCGACCGAGACCGCGGAATCCGAGGCCGAGCGCGCCAACGCTGCGCGCATCTTCCGCGAGTCGGTGCCGCTCCGCCTCAACGATGCGATGAAGTCGGCCATCGTCGTCATCATGCAACGGCTGCACGAACGCGATATCTGCGGCGTCATCGAAGAGCTGATGCTGCCTTACGAGAAGCTGATCCTGCCGATGGAGTTCGAGCCGGAGCGGCGTTGCATAACCGCGATCGGTTTCGCCGATCCGCGCACAGAGGAAGGCGAGCTTCTGTTTCCCGGCCGCTTCCCGCGCGAAGCGGTGGAGCGCGACAAGATCCCGCTTGGCTCCTATGGCGCCGCCGGCCAGTTTCAGCAGCGCCCGGCGCCGCGCGAAGGCGGCCACTTCAAGAAGCACTGGTTCGAGATCGTCGATGCCGTGCCCGCGGGAGGAAGGTTCGTCCGCGCCTGGGACCTCGCGGCCTCGAAAGACAGCGGCGATTTCACCGTCGGCGTCCTGATGAAGGTGGTGGCCGGCATCTATTACATTCTCGACGTCAACCGCTTTCGCGGCTCACCGCACGATGTCGACCGCGCGATCGAGACCTGCGCCGATCAGGATGCGGCGGCCTATGGCGAAGCAAATGTCCGCTTCCGCCTCCCGCAGGATCCCGGCCAGGCCGGCAAGGCGCAAAAGACCAGCCACGCAAAACTCCTGGCTGGTCACACCTTCCGCATCATGCCAGTGACCGGCGAGAAAACCGTCCGCGCCCAACCTCTCGCCTCCCAAGCCGAAGCCGGAAACGTGAAGCTCCTGAAGGCGCCATGGAACGCGGCCTTCTTGGACGAAATCGCCACCTTCCCCAACGCCACCCACGACGACCAAGTCGACGCGGCTTCGGATGCCTTCGCCGAACTGGTGGCCACTGCAAACCTCGGCGGTATCACAGCGATGCCTATGGCCGTCACCGGCGCGCGACCCGGGCCGGGAACGTGATGTCGAGCTAATGACGCCGCACCCGTTGTCATCCCCGGCGAGCATCGGCGCGATAGCGTCGATGCGAGGGAAGGGGACCCAACTTTGGTGCAACGAGTCTTTGTTTTTCCAAGTTAGGTTCCCTTCCCCTCGCGCAGCTTCGCTGCACTCGGCCGGGAATGACAAGTTGACAAGGGTCGCGCGGGGTTCGCGGAGTCGATCTCATCCTCCGCGTCCTCCGCGTGAAATTGGATGGCCGTCTCCAGGCTGTGCCGTCGAAAGGTTCGATCGATATGAAACCTGCGAAGCGCACCACCTCAGGCGACTCGTCGCGCGGCTACATCGCGCCGCCGATGTCGAACGATCTCAAGTGGAGCACCATCGGATCGACCGGGCTGCGCCAGTATGGCGGGTGGGTTCGTGACGAGTTTCTGCCGCAGCTCACCGGGCGTCAGGCGGCGCGCACGTTTCGGGAAATGCAGGACAACTCGCCCACGGTCGGCGCGATCATGTTTGCGATCCGCCAGAGCATGCGCGAGGTGACGTGGCGCGTGGAGCCCGCGGACGACTGCGCCGATGCGCGCGCCGGCGCGGAATTCGCGCACTCGCTCATGGAGGACATGAGCCAGTCCTGGCCGGATTTCGTGTCCGAAATGCTCTCCATGCTGGGCTATGGCTTCGCGCCGTGCGAGGTCGTCTACAAGCGCCGCAATGGCCGCGCGCCCCCCGCGATCGCGGGTCGCAAGGCGCACATAAGCAAATTCGACGATGGCCTCATCGGCTGGGCGAAGCTTCCGCTGCGCAGCCAGGACACCGTCATCAAATGGTTCTTCGACGATGAGGGCGAGATCACCGGCCTCACGCAGCAGCCCTGGTTTGGCGGGCTGATCGACATTCCGATCGAGAAGATTCTCCTGTTCCGTCCGGCGGCGCACAAGAACAACCCCGAAGGCAATTCGATCCTGCGCCAGGCCTATCGCCCGTGGTGGTTCGTGAAGCGGCTCGAGGAACAGGAAGCCATCGCGCTCGAGCGCATGAGCGGCACGCCGGAATACCGCGTGCCCGCGCAACTCCTGAAAGATGCCGCCGCCGGCGACGCGAACGCGCAAGCCTCGCTTGCCGCGTTCAAGAATATCGTCTGCAACATCCGAATCGACGAGCAGATGGGCCTTGTCACGCCGTCCGACACGTTCCAGAACGCCGACGGTTCGCAGTCCACCATCCCGATGTACGAGTTCAAATACACGACGCCCGTCGGCTCGAAGGCGTCCGCCGATTTCGATACGCCGATCGCGCGCCACAAGCTCGACATCATCGCCTCCGTGCTCGCGGATTTCCTGCAGCTCGGCCACAGCGCGCACGGCACGCAATCGCTCGCGAGCACCAAGGTCGATCTGTTCCTGAACGCGACCGCCGCGTGGCTCGATGCCGGCGCCGATACGTTGAATTGCGGTCTTACGCGGTTGTGGGCGATGAACGGGTTCGACGCGGACACGCAGCCCAAATTCGTGCCCGACGTGCCGCAGCGCCAGGACCTCGATACCTTGAGCAACTTCATCCTGCGTCTCACGCAATCCGGCATGAAGCTGTTCCCCGATCCCGACCTCGAAGACTACATCCGCGACGCCGCGGGCTTGCCCGAACTGAGCGAAGAACAGCTCAACGATCCCAACCACAATGCGGATGCGCCGACCGCCGACGCGTCCGGCGACGTGAAGAAGCAGATCGCCGGAATGCTAGGCCGCCGCCTGATCCACAACGGCTACCTCTCGGTGCGCTCGGGCCGCCCCGGCAAGCGCAGGCGGTGAGTGGCGATGCCCTTGCGTCGATGGAATCCGCCGGAAGATGTCTGATATGGTGGCGATGATCGACGCGGGGAAAGCCACACAATCTGAGTAAGGAACGGTTCCTTTCAGTTCGCCTTGGTTCGCATCACATCGCAGGACCAAACAAGGCTGCTGCTCTCGTATTGGAATTCGAGAGCGAGCAATGGGTGATGTATTTCCTGAATAGCCAGGACAAGATCGAAGGATACCTCTTTCCCGGCACGCTGGATGCCGCCCTCGAATACGCGCGAGCCCATTTCGGTGTCAGACCGGAAGAATGGAGCGAGGATTCGTCAAACTGATCTCCGGGGCTTCATCCGGACGCCTTCGCTGTGAGTGAATTTCTTCGCACAACTTGTCATCCCCGGCGGGGAGCGCGCGTCAGCGCGATCCAAGGGAGTTTGTAGCGGCAGCGTACAAACGACCCAACTTTGTTGGATTGATACCACTTTCCCGAAGTTGGGTTCCCTTCCCCTCGCGTGGCTTCGCTGCGCTCGGCCGGGAATGACAACGGGCGCGGAGTAGCAACGCGCCGATCGTTCGTGCTGTCGGACATCACATCATTGGATGGAGCGGAAACAATGGACAGTTCAGCCGATCCTGCCGCGCGGACAAAGAACATAGCCGCGTCCTCGGTGCATGTCGCGGCACCGTTGAAAGCGAAAACCTTCAAGGCGGCAATGAGCGAAGAGGATGTTCAGAAAGACCGCCCGTTCTTCCGGATCGCCAAGGTTGATGAATCGCTCGGCATCGTGTTCGGCTGGGCGGTGATCTGCAAGGTTGCGGGCCGGGACTATTACGACTGGAACATCGACCGGGGCGGCGCGCGTGCCGGCGAGCTGATCCCCGAACACATCACCGAACCGGCGATGCTGAAGAGCGCGGCCGCGTTCATGGAGTCCGAGCGTCCCGGCAACGAGATGCACGCGGGCGACGACGTCGGAAAATTCCTGTTCGCGTTCCCGCTGACCACCGAGATTGCGAAGGCCATGGGCATCGCCTGCGACAAGACCGGCCTGATGGTCGGCTATCAGGCGCCGCCTGCGGTGCTCGCGAAGTTCAAATCCGGCGCCTACACCGGTTTCAGCATCGAAGGATCGCGTGGCGCGGACGCTGTGGAGCACGATTGATGACCAAGCGCATTCTGAATTCGCTGACGATCGGAAAGATCGCCGCCGTCGATATCCCCTGCCAGGAGGGTGCGCAGGCGCTGATCCTGAAGCGCGCCGCGAACGTCGCTAAGCCCGGCGCGGAAACGACTACGGGAACTGACGCGGAAAATTTCGAAGGCCAGCTCGCACAAGAGAACCTCTGGGATCGTTACGGAAGGGCGCAGAGCGCGCTTCAGCAATCCATCCAATCCATCATGAGCGACGACGGCGTCGCCGATAAAGGCGCCATGATTCAGCAGAGCCTGGACGAGTTCTGCGAATACATCGGCCAGCTCGTCCCCTCCGATTCCACCAATGCCTCGGCCCAGGGCCTTCAGGCAACGCTCCCGGCTCCGGCCGCCAACGCAGAAAACCCAACACCCCAAGCGCTGAAAAAAGCACTGGGCCTTCCTGCCACGGCGACCGGGGCCGAGATCCTCGAAACCGTTGAAGCTCTCACGAAGGCCACGAAAGACAACGAACAAGGCGGCGATGTCGACATCGCCAAAATGCTAACCGCCGGCGATGCGTTCGAAGCCGCGGACGGCCGCATCGTCTTCAAGAGCAAGGTGGGCAGCGAAACCTTCGCCATCCTCAAAGCCCAGAACGCCGAGATCGCGAAGCAGGCCGGCGAACTCGCGAAACGCGACGAAGCCGAAGCGACAGCAAAGTTCGAGAAGCGCGCCGCCGATCTCGGCTTCGAGCCCTCGTTCGGCGCGACCCTGCGCAAAGCCTATGGCGGCGACGCGGCCGCACAGACCAAAGTCGAAAAGCGCATCGCGGGCTTGAACCGACAGATCGAAGAAGGCGCGCTGTTCATGAGCTTCGGCAAATCGAGCCCCAAGGAAGGCTCCGCCGAATCCGAATTCTTGGGCAAGGTCGACGCGGCTCGCAAAGCCGACCCCAAACTCACCCACGCCCAGGCCTACGCCCGCATATACAAATCCCGCGACAACGCCGCCCTCATCCAACGCATGACCGCGGAGCAACGCGCGGGCAATTGAGACCCGACAATCGACCCTCCCCTTGAGGGAGGGTCGAAAAATTCCAGCGGCGCGGTGCGCCGCGCAGAATTTTTCGGGGAGGGGTACTGCACCCCGCACGGAGCCATTACCCCTCCCCGAAATTTGCTCGCTGTGCTCGCAAATTGTCGACCCTCCCTCAAGGGGAGGGTGGAGTCGTGGAGCACGACATCCACTCCGCGCCTCCGCATGACCCTCTTCTTGATTTGCAACCCTTGAAGGAGAATCCGAAATGGCAACATCCGGCACCGGGCTGGAGGAGGGCGGGAATCTGACCGCCAATTCCGATCTCAGTTCGTCGCAATATTACGCGGTGAAGCAGACCTCGACCGATCGCGCCGTCGATCTGGCGTCCACCGGCGGCGAGGCGATCACCGGCATCCTGCTCAACAACCCGAAAGCGGGCGAATCCGCGATCGTGAAGTATGTCGGCTTCACGCCCGCGGTCATCGGCACCGGCGGCGTCACCGCCGGCCAGGCGCTCATGACCGAAGCCGGCACAGGCAAGCTCGTCACGCAAACCTCGACCAACGCCAAAGTCGCGGTCGCGATCGAAAGCGCGAACGCAGGCGAGCTCGCTCTGGTGCGTCTCGTCCCGACCGCCGGTTGATCGAACCCGCGCGCCGCAACCCATTTCTGGAGACAAGCCATGCCCTCACCCAATGTCAGTCAGGTCCATTCGACCACGCCGCTCACCAACGTGGCTGTGGCCTATATGCAGGACCACGACAATTTCATTGCCGACAAGGTGTTCCCGGTCGTTTCGGTGAAGCACCAGTCCGACCTCTATTACAAATGGAACAAGGACGATTTCTTCCGCGACGAAGCGCAGATCCGCGCGGACGGTTCGGAATCGGCCGGCTCCGGCGTCGATCTCACGACCGACAGCTACGCCGCAAAGGTCTGGGCGCTGCACAAGGACATCGGCGACCAGATGCGCGCCAATGCCGATCCCGCGGTCGATCTCGCGACCTCGATCTCCGAATATCTGATGCAGAAGCTTCTGCTGCGCCGCGACCGGCTGTTCGCCTCGAACTATCTCACCACCGGCAAGTGGGGCACCGATATCACGGGCACCGCGTCCACCAGCGACGCCACCCACACCATCCAGTGGAGCGACGACGCCACCTCCGATCCCTTCACCGACATCGCCAACCAGCAGACCACGATCCTGCAGAACACCGGCATGATGGCGAACACGCTGACGCTCGGCTGGCAGGTGTATCAGGCGCTGCGCAAGCACCCGCTCGTCATCGACCGCGTGAAGTACACGATGCAGGCCGATGCCAAGAACATCACGCCCGAGCTTCTGGCCTCGGCATTCGATGTCGAGAAGGTCGTGGTGGCGAAGGCCTCCTACAACAGCGCGAAGAAGGGC